GCGGAGGCGGGATCGGTGAGGTTGGGATCGACGGCTTCCTGCACCGGTTCAGAACCGGGCAGGGAGAATCGAGGCGTATCAGCGGGAGGGATCATAGACATGAGCGGATGTCCTTATCGGTTCAGCATGCGTGCCATCTCGGCACCTTGGGGCATGGACGGGTAGGTGGTCATTCCTCGGCCACCCTGACCCATGAGCGTTGACGGGGAAGGGGGAGGACCGGGAGGCATGGACCCACCCATCGGCCCTCCCATCATCCCCATTCCAGCGGGGGGCACCGTTGCACCCGGCTGCATTGCAGACGCCCCAGAGGCAGCGGACTGCTCCATGGCCGACTTGTTGGCGGCGATGATGCTGGTCTCCAACTCGATGAGAAGGGGAAGGTCGGCATCGGGGGTCAACTTCATCTTCCCGATGAGGTCCATGAACTTCCGAATGCCCTCCCCCATCGTGTTCATCTGGTTAGTGCCAGCCATCGTGGTTACCTCAGACCTTCAGGTCACGGGTGTTGTTGGAACCCTTGCCCTGGGCGTTGGGGTTCGTGCCGTAGCGGGTGCCGGCCGTGTGGCCCACCTGCTTGATCGGCGCATTGCCGGTGTTGGACTTGATCTTCTCGGGCATGGTGGTTCTACCTCGGGTGGGTGGATGGAAGACGGTTGGAACGTTAGGGAGGTAGGGGGTTGATTGCAAGCGGGGACAGGGAAATAGCATACGGTATGGATGGGGGGGTATGAATGCAAAGAACCCCTACCCGTGAGATGGGCAGGGGTTCTTTGACTCGCCAGGGGAAGCGATCTATTTGAAGATGGGTGAGAGGTTAGTCATCCTCGCCATACACAACGAGGTCTTCTTCGCCTTCGCCTTCGGTCGTGCAGTTCGGATTGGACGGGGAGTTGAGGGCGTTCACTCGACCCTGTGGCGGGTTGTAGCCATCGGGCATCGGACCGGTGAAGTCGTTCCACATATCAGGCATTAGTACCCTTTCGTACCACAAGGATGTTCGGGATGGGGGTGTTCAAACTCACAAGTAACAGGGGGGACTTGAACCACCTGGGGGTCACACCAGCATGGGGTTCCATCGGTGGCATGTTCAGGGGCGGGAGTATCCATTCATTTCTCCTTCTAGTTGGCAGACCAAGGCACAACGCCTTTGACTGTAGAATGTCTAGCCTTGTATTTCGCATCTGTGTAGAGGTACGTGTTGGCTCCCGCTTCAGACCCCCACCAGTCCGGGACCGAATACCCTTCATGGTAGAATTCACCCTTCGGGTTCTTCAACTTCCAGATACGAGCCTGCTTCAAGAACTCGTCAGGGTCCATCCCTTCTTTATAGCCGTTATCAAACCAGTGCAAAGGGATGGTGAACTCGCCATAGGCGTACAACTGTTTAGCGGCACCCATCAATCCACCTTTTATCGGCGTGCGGCTGCACGCTGGGTCGGGGCTTCGCCTTGCGTTCCTGCCTGTGCCTTCATCTCCCTCACCCGCTGGGACACCACCTGCCAGTTCGGGAAGGAATGGATCTCCAACACAGCTTCCTCGTCAATCGCACCCATGGCGTAGAGCGCATCGGCTTCCGCCACCCGCTGTCCACGGGACTGAGAAGACGACTCGCCAGCGTCGATGAGCAACTGGAACCGCATCGGTGCCGTGCCTTCTGGACTTGGAAGGTAGAAGTGGTCGGACCGGAGAGCGAGGGAGGTCTTCTCCCCACTCGGGCCGACCAGGCTCACCATCCTCGGGGAGTCGTAGAACTCCACGATCATTGCCGCCATCTTCTCGCCACCGGACCCGATGCATCGGCTGAGGCTGCGGAGGGACTTGCGGATACGCACGAATGCAGCTTCCTGCACGGAGTCGATCACGCCCTGGGCGTTACGGCCGGTCGGGGATGCACCACGCACGATGGCACTGAGACCGGAGATGCGTTCCATTTCGGTGATGTAGAGCCGAATGATGTCCATGCCCATCTGCGGGTGCATCTGCGGCGGGTTCATCCACTCGACCATTCCGCCCTGCTGGACAGGAAGACGCTGACCGGGCTTGTCGGTGATGGCGGTACGGGACAGACCGGACCGTGCATCTTCTTTCAGCACCGGCGAACCGATGAGGTCGATGTTCTGCTCGATGCGGGACAGGATGCGGTTGATGGACCGCTGCAACGGCATCATGTCTTCTACCAGTGCGTGGCCGTAGAACTCGCCGGTCTCAACCGGGACATAGCGGTCGTAGGGGTGCTGACCGTGCGACCACAGTTCATCACCCATCTTGTCCATGAGGACTCGGTTACCGGCCACCACCACGCAACGCCAACCATCGTAGGTCCGGTTACCTTCCTTCTTCGGGGTACGCAACCATGCCTCGATGAGCGTGATGCCAGGCTCATCCACGGCCTCGATTCGCCGGCCCTGACCGGGAAGGCCATACGCCGAGAAGTTGCTGCCGATCATCGCCCCAGGGTTCGCCATCGCCTGGTTGCCGGTGTTGTGGAAGTCCAGCCGGTTCTTCGCCTTGTCAATGTCTTCCTGGTACGACTCGGTGTTGAGCCGTTCAATGGCACCGGGGAACCGTCGTTCCAATTCCTGCATGGAGACGTTGCGTGCCTCCATGATGTAGTTCATGTTGTCGAAGGAAGTGGCCTGCGGATCGGGGTAGATCGAGTACGGGTCGCATCGGGTGATCCGGCCATTGCCGTGCCCACGGAAGGCGCTCATGTCCCACACGGTCTTGAAGAAACCGATGCCGTAGGTGAGGCCATCCCACACGATCTTCTCGACTTCAGCGGCGGTCTGATCCACCTGCCACGATGCCCGCATCACGGTTTTGAGATCCTGTGCCAGCGAGTCGGCAAAGGCGTAAGTGAGGGAAAGCGGCTGGACTGCCGGGGTTACATCGAAGGTCGGTTCCTGGTCCGTCATCCATGCGACAAGGGTGTCGAGCGTGGCGAAGATTTCATTCACCCACGGGTTGGGAAGGTAGGAGGCTCGGGAGGCGTGGTACTGCGCCTTGTGAATGGCACGGTAGTTGGCATCCCACTTCGCCAACATGGGGCGTCGTTCATCACGGGCACGCATAAGGAGGCTGCGGACCTTGCCGACAAGTTCCATCTCCACATTCGCCGGGAGCTTCGGAAGGCGGTTATGTGGAGGGGGGGTCGGGTTGTTCTGCTGAGTGGGGGGCGGGCCGGGGAGGTAGCTCGGGGGAGCACCACCTTCAGGGCCACCAGGACCGCCAGGGCCAGCACCGGGGCCGGCCTGAGGCGGCATCGGGCCAGGTGGGGGCATGGGCATCGGGCCCGGCTGAGGCGGGCCACCAGCGGGCGCACGGACGGGCTGGCGGGGCATGGTGGCTACCACAGTGGCCTACTCACTTGGGGATCGGAATCGACGGCAGACCTGCATCATGGCGTCGGGCCACGTCTTCTTCAAGACCTTCCCTCGTTACGCCCAAGGCTTCATGATCCCGCAGGTCGATGGGCTTGAAGTTGTGTTCGACGCCGAGGCGGTTGGTGGCTTCTTCGGACTTGCGCTTGAAGACTTCGGTTAGCTCCCGCTCACCGGAAACATGCTGACCGGCTGAGACATTGAAGTGATCGGCCATGGGGAGGGTGAAGGGGAAGGGGCGGTAGATACGCCGAAGATCCCCACCCATGCACGCATCACAGGCGAGGGGCTTGCCGGCGAAGGTGGCGTCGTAGTTGGCGACGGTGGTGGTGATGGTTGTCTCGGACTGGCATTCGGTGCAGCGGTATTCGTACTGAGGCATGAGCGGGGCTATCTTTCGTCGGGCCATGATTCCCATACCGGAGTATCGGAATCAGGCGTGTGGGTGTGTGGCTGATTGTGCAGAGTGATCGGGCCGGTGGGGGGAGTGAAGCCGGGGGTGTTGGGCAGGACCAGTGAACCGTCGATCGGGCCTTCCGGTGCCATGAGTACCGGTTCCATCACGTTCACGATGATCGCCTGGGCGAATGCCATCACACAGTCATCGAACCCGTCCTTCGTGCTGGGACCATACTCCCCACTCGGCAGCCTCACATACTCCTTCATTTCGTTGTAGAGGGTGGACGAGTGGATGGTGATACTGCCGTCCACGACGAACCGCATGACCCAACCGATCATGAGGTTCTTTGTTTGGAGGGTGGTTGACCAGCCGTAATTGGATGAGGTGGATGGTGAGGCGATGCTGTCGGCACGGGACCGCTGGTACAGGCGAGGATAGTTCTTTGCTAGGAGTGCCCCGATGGTGGAGTAGCCTGGGCCTTCGATCTCCGTGGAGACCAATGCCAGGTTGAAGAACTTGCCGAGCATGAACAACTCATCGGCAAAGGTGATGGGGTCAATCCTCGCCCGCCATTCCGCCACCTGTTCCAGTGTGCGCCGGTTGATGACCTGGATGCAGGCGAAATCCCCTACCGTTGTTTTGGTGGGGTCGCCGGCCACGATGTAGGTGCCGAGGTCAGGGTTCGGGTGAACCTTGCGGAACAAGGTGAGCGGGCCGTCTGACCGCTCATGGAACTCGACTCGGGCAGAGTTTTCGAGTAGCTGTCCACGCTTGCCCGGTTCAGGCTTATAGACCTTGTTCAGATCGGTGATCGAGAAGATGTTGGTGCCAGAGGCGATGAATGCCTCGGATGGCGTGGACGGGTATTCCTGGTGGAACAGTTGCAGATCGTTCTGCGTCTTGTTGCGGATAGCCCAGCGCCGCCACGCAAGCCGGTCATCCGAAATCCCAATCCTCTGTAGGATCTTTTCTTCAGAGTCCAGTTTGCCGAGATCGAAGTGTGGGATACCGATGGCTGAGGCGGTGTAGTTGGGGTGACGGTGCCACGGGAAGAACAGGGGAAGGAACTCGGTCTCACCCTGTTCGGCGGCTTCCCATTCAGATTTGAACATGTTGGAACCGTTGGCCGTGGATTCCATGACGATGATCGTGCCAGGTGCCTCGGGGATTGTTTGCCGTAGACCAACGAACGCTTCTTTAGGGTCAGGCCAGAAGCCGACTTCCGATGCGTGTACGCCGTGGATGGTGGCTGACCGACCGACGCCTTTGTTGCCGGCTGTGGCGACGTGCATGGACGATCCGGTCTCCACCCATTCAAGATGGTTCTTGCCGGCGTAGCGGGTGTTGTAGAGGCGCTTGAAGGGGTAGGTGTCCCAATACCGCTGCGTCATCTTCAGGAGGTTCTGTGACGCCGGGATCTCATGGGCGATCACCATCGAGCGGTAGTTCATGATGGTGAAGCACATGACGAACAGCATGGCCTCGGTGACCGTGGAGATGCCTAGCTGACGGGCTTTGAGGACGATGATCCGGATGCGGCCGGTGGTTTCAAGTTGGTGCCGTGCAGCGTCTAGGTACTCGAGCTGCGCACAGTTC